ATACTTTAATCAACATGGAAGATATGGTCAGGGCAGCGTACGACTCTATTCTAATTAGCGAGAGGGAAGCCGTTAATGGCGAATAGAATCTATGACTTTAAATGCTCAAACGGACATATTACTGAACACTTTGTAGACTCTGATACACAGACTATAGAGTGTCCTGAATGTGACCAAGATGCAAAGCGGGTAATTTCTAAATGTTCTTTTGTATTAGATGCTATATCTGGAGACTATCCAGGAGCAACTATGAAGTGGGCAAGAGAACACTCGAAAGCCGCTAAGAAATAATCCTTTTAATTTTCCACAATACTTATTTAAGAGTACGGAGTTTATAATATAATGGCAACAATACTAGATACACCAGAGGAATTTAACGAAGATAGTCTACAAGAAAACGAAAATCTAGCTACCTTTGAAGAACAAGAGCCTGTAGAGGACAACCTTGAACAAGAAGAAGTAGTACAAGCTGAAGAACCACAAGAAGAAGATAGTTTACCAGATAAATATAAAGGTAAGTCTGTAGCAGAGATTGTGCAGATGCACCAAGAAGCTGAAAAGCTAGTTGGTAGACAAAGCTCTGAGGTGGGTGAACTTCGTAAAGTTGTAGATGATTTCATTAAAACAAACCTCGACAACAACACCCACGAAAAACAGGCTGAGGTTGAAGAGATTGATTTCTTCGAAAGACCTAAAGAAGCTATTGCACAATCTATTTCATCTAATTCTGATATTCAAGAAATTAAACAGATGAAGAAAGAAATGCAACAACGCGAAGCTCTAAATAGATTGGAGCAAGCACACCCTAACTTTATGGAAACTGCTAGGTCAGAGGACTTTATAGAGTGGGTTAAGGCTTCTAAAGTAAGAACAGAACTTTTACAACGTGCTGATAGTAACTTTGATTTTGATGCAGCAAATGAGCTTCTTTCTACTTGGAAAGAACGAACTCAGGCATCTACAAAGGCACAAGAAGTTGTTGAAAAAGATAGAGGACAACAGCGCAAAGCTGCTTCTTCTGGCTCTGCTAAAGGAACTGGAGAAAGTAAATCTAAAAAAATCTACAGACGCTCTGATATTATTAACTTAATGCAAAACAATCCTGCACGATACTTAGAATTGTCTGATGAAATTACTCAGGCATATTCAGAAGGTAGGGTGCGATAATCTTAAATTTTTATAAAGGTAAAATATAATGGCACTTGGTACAAATCATGTAACAAACACAACTGGCGCAACTTTCATTCCAGAGTTATGGAGTGACGAGATTGTAGCTGCTTATAAATCTAACTTAGTTCTTGCTAACTTGGTAAACAAAATGCCAATGTCTGGTAAGAAAGGTGATACTTTACATATCCCTAAACCAACTCGTGGTTCTGCTTCTGCTAAAGGTGCGGAGTCTCAAGTAACTTTGATTGCTGCTACAGAATCAGAAGTACAAGTCAGCGTCGACAAACATTATGAATACTCTCGTTTAATCGAAGATATTACTGATGTACAAGCACTAGCTTCTATGCGTAAATTCTACACAGATGATGCTGGTTACGCTCTAGCTAAACAAGTTGATGATGATTTGTTTGCTCTAGGTAAATCATTAGGTGATGGTGATGGTTCTGACTGGACTCATAGCAACAGCTTCTATATTGATGGTGCTAATGGTATTGCTGCTTACGCAGAAGATACTGTAGCTATTACTGATGTTTTCACAGACTTAGCTTTCCGTGAACTTATCAAACAATTAGATGATAACGATACTCCTATGGAAAATCGTTTTATTGTTATTCCTCCTTCAGTTCGTCAAACTATCATGGGTATTGACCGTTACAACTCTAGCGACTTCGTAGATGGTCGTGGTGTAATGAATGGTCAAATCGGTACTTTGTACGGTATTGATGTTTACGTTAGTTCTAACTGTCCTGTAATTGAAACTGCTGCTAATAACACAGCTTCAGCCGTTGATACTAAAGGTGCTATCATTGGTCATAAAGATGCAATGGTACTTGCAGAGCAAATGGGCGTACGTTCACAAACTCAATACAAGCAAGAGTACTTAAGTAACTTGTTTACTTCTGACACTCTTTATGGTACACAGGTTTTACGACCTGAATCAGCTCTTGTTGTAGCTGTTCCAGCCTAGTAAGTCCTAACGGTATGGGGGGCTTAATTGCCCCCTGTATTTATTCTTATTAATCTACACACACATATACAGAATATTTAGGAGACTTGCTTTGAGTATATACAGAGGTTCAGGTGGTTCAGGAGATGCTAGTACTGATGCTACCATAAACGAAGTAACAGAGTTAGTACAAGATGCTAACCAATATAAAAATGAAGCAGCTACTTCTGCATCTAACGCTGCAACAAGTGCTAGTAATGCTGCTACTTCTGAATCTAATGCTAGTACCTCAGAGACTAATGCAAGCTCTTCAGCTAGTGATGCTGCTACTAGCGAAACTAATGCAGCAACTTCAGAAACAAATGCAGCTTCGTCTGCTACTAGTGCTTCTACTTCAGCGTCCAATGCGTCAACTTCTGCAACAGCAGCACAGACTGCACAGACAGCAGCAGAGACAGCACAAGCTAGTGCAGAGACAGCAGAGACTAATGCTAGTGCATCTGCCACATCAGCAAGTAGTTCTGCAAGTACAGCAACTACACAGGCTGGGATAGCTACTACTAAAGCTAGTGAAGCATCTACGTCAGCTACCAATGCAGCCACCAGCGAAACTAATGCAGTTAATAGTGCAACAAGCGCAGCAACTTCAGAAACTAATGCAGCTAATAGTGCATCAACTGCATCAACAGCAGCAAGCAATGCCTCTACTTCAGAGTCCAATGCTAGTACAAGTGAAACTAATGCAGCAGCTTCAGCAACGTCTGCAAGCTCCTCTGCTAGCTCTGCATCCTCTAGTGCTACTAGTGCAGCGGGTAGTGCAACAACTGCCACTACAAAGGCTTCTGAGGCTTCTACAAGCGCATCTAATGCCAGTACATCGGAAACCAATGCAGCCAGCTCTGCAAGTTCTGCTAGTACATCTGCTACTAATGCTGCTAACTCAGCTAGTGCTGCTACTAGTTCAGCAACTGCTGCGGCTGCTTCAGCGGCTAATGCTGCTCAGTCTTATGACCAATTCGATGACCGATACTTAGGTTCTAAAACATCTGACCCAACTCTTGATAATGATGGTAATGCTCTACTTACAGGTGCTTTGTACTTTAACAGTACAGCTTCTGAAATGCGTATCTATGATGGTGGTGTTTGGATTCCAGCGTCTTCCTCTACTATTGAAACAATGGATAAGTATGCCTTTACAGCTACATCAGGTCAGACTGTATTCAGTGGTCTTGATGATAACTCTAATACATTAGCCCTTACAGTAGGCGTAGAATTTGTCACTCTTAATGGCATTGTCTTAGAAGCCGGTACAGACTACACAGCAACTACCTCATCTATTACTCTTACTGCTGGTGCATCTACTGGTGATGAGCTTAATGTAATTGCTTTTGGTAACTTTACTGTAGCTGACGTTGTATCAGCAAGCTCTGGCGGTACTTTTAATGGTGCTGTGACCTTTGCAGATGCCTTCACTAGCCGTGGTATTGATGACAACGCAACCTCTACAGCTATGACGTTGAACTCTTCTGGCAATGTTGGTATTGGTACGAGTTCGCCGGGTACAACCAGACTGATGTCCGTTGCTGATGGAGATTATAATCCTGCTATTCAAGTGACATCTAATGCGTCCGCAGCAAACTGGGCTAGGCTTGACGTTAAAAATCAAAATGCTACTGGACCAATTATTTTATACCAAGACCAAGGTGGCAGTGGGTTTCTAAGAAACGAAAACCCTACAGGAATTCTTGCTTTCCTAACAGCGGGCGGCACAGAACGCATGCGCATCAACTCCAGCGGCAACGTAGGTATTGGAGGATTTACAACCAGTGCTCGTGTACGTATCCATAAAAATAACCCTACTCAATATGATAATTCTCATTTAGAGTTAGTCTCTGACGCAGGTCATGTGATTCTCGGTTTTCATGCAGTAGGTGCTACTGCTGTAAATCTTAGGCACGTAAGAGGCACTAACGACCTTCAAGTGGTTAACTCAATTGTTAGTGGGTTTGCTTCAATTTCGGCGAGCGCCTTTAACGTCAATTCAGATTATCGTATTAAAGAAAACATTACATCACTTACAGGTGCAGTAGATAGAATTGCTAAACTACCAGTGCATCAGTTTTCTTTTGTCGAAGGTAGTATGTCGTATAATGATGGTAAAATAGTAGACGGGTTTCTTGCTCACGAAGTGCAGTCTGTTGTGCCTGAAGCAGTAACAGGCGAGAAAGATGAGGTAGACAAAGACGGTGAACCAGTTCTGCAAAGCATTGACCAATCTAAACTTGTTCCACTACTCACATCGGCATTGCAAGAAGCAATTGGACGCATTGAAACACTAGAAGCTGAAGTATCAGTATTGAAGGAGGTTCTATAATGTCCAAGTCAAGAAACATAGCCGACTTAGGCTCTAATGATGTCTTAGAAACTACAGCTACAGGCGTTAATGTCACTGGTAGGATAACTACTGATGGTATTATTGAAGATACTTCTGGTAACGTTGGTATTGGGACGAGCAGCCCAAGAGCGCAACAACACATTTTTGGTTTGGGTCAAGCCACCACAGCTCTTACTGACGCAGGTGCTCGTGGTGGTATGCTGCGAGTGTCTGACGACAACGCTTCTGCTGGTTCAGGCGGGGCAATCTTATTCGCAAGCTCCCAAGGCGATGCAGCAAACTCTCTCGGTTTTGCTGCTATTAAAGGGTCACTTACTAATGGCTCAAACAACACCGCTGGTGACATGGTGTTTTCAACAAGAAACGCATCGACCGACACCTCACTTACAGAACGCATGCGCATAGACAGTGGTGGTAACCTAAAGTTTAATAGCGGTTACGGCAGTGTTGCTACGGCTTATGGTTGTAGAGCTTGGGTAAACTTCAATGGCACTGGTACTGTTGCCATTCGTGCGAGTGGTAATGTTAGTTCTATAACTGATGTTAGTAAAGGCAGATATATAGTGAACTTTACTACTGCAATGCCTGATGCAAACTTTGTTACTAATTTCTCTGCCAATGCTTTTAGACCGAGGGTAAACACCTATACAGCCCCAACAACAACCACATCACCAGATTTAACCACATGGAATTCAACTGGTGTAGTAGCTGACAGCGCTACATGCCTTGCTACATTTTTCAGATAAGGATAAATTATGAGAATAGTATATAAAACAGAAGAAGGTGGAGTAGCAGTGATTATCCCAACGGATGAAGCATTACAGTCTCACACTATTGAAGAAATCGCAGAGAAAGATGTACCGCCAGGAAAGCCATACAAGATTGTGTCAGTGGATGACATCCCATCAGACCGCACTTTCCGCAGTGCGTGGGAAGTAGATGAAGCTGACCTGACTGATGGTGTCGGTGGAGAACACGATATGTTTATTACTGACCCACAACATCCTGACTATGTGAAGCCAACAAATGTGGAGCCAACAAATGATTAAGATTAATATGGACAAGGCAAAAGAGATTGCCCATGAAAAGCGTAGAGCAGCCCGTGCTAAAAAATTTGCTCCGCATGATGAGGTAATTGCCAAACAAATTCCAGGTGTATCCGCAGAGGAAGCTGAGGCTGCTCGTCAAGTTATACGAGAAGAAGATGCACTGTTGCAAACCTCTATGGATAACGCAACTAGTGCAGAAGAATTAAAAACATTACTTCCGGAGTAGTCATTACATGGACTTCCAAGATTTATTTAATGCAACATTTGCTCTCATATCTATTTTTGTTGGCTGGTATCTAAGAGCAGTATGGGATGCTATTAGCAGATTGCGTTTAGATATTCAGCAGATAGAGAGAAACATACCTAACGTGTATCTTAGACGTGATGATTTTCAAATAGCTCTGGCTGACATTAAAGATACTCTTAACCGAATAGAAGATAAACTAGACAGTAAGGCAGACAAATGATACAGCTAATAACTCTTGTTGGTGAGTTAGCCACTACATGGATGCAAGGCAAAGCAGAAGAAGC